GCCGCCTGCCTCTCCAGCCGCTCAATCTCCTTCCCCAGGTTCACCACATCGGCCTCCATCCTGTCATAGGCAGCCGTGTCCTCCGCGGACAGCATCCCGTCCGCTCCCCTTTTGGCATCCAGGAACTTCTTTGCAGCATCCCATGCCTTTGCCCTCTTTTCACGCAGTTCCAAAATCTTACTCATAAAAAACCCTCGCTTTCTTGATTTGCGGCATCCGCTCCCGGGATGCCGGTTTCTGTGCAAAATAAAAGAGCCGATTTCTCAGCCCCTGACTCCTTCTTCCTTTGGCGGCAGAACTTCCTGCCCTGTTCTTCCGCCTCAAAACGTTCATCCAGCGCGCCGACCGTCCAGCCCTTCCGGAACATCCCCAGCGGGGTCTCCCCGAACTGCCCCAGCGCACGCGCATCCATTTCAAGCATCCTCCCCCATAATTCTGGATGGTGCTTCCTTAACTTCCGCAGCTCATCTATCCTCTGGAACGGACAGCACCAGCAGGAACACCGGTGGTAAATCTCATACAGCCCGCCCCAGTCAAAGCCCTTCCCATAGCAATACCGCAAGGCTTGTTCCTCCGTCACCTGCCACTCAACAAGCGGGTAACGCTCCCCCTTGCACCGCTCCTGCTCATCATAAGCAATCCCGACATAAGAGACAGCATTGTACTCCCCTTTCAGGCGGTTGACCTCCTTCGTGATCAGGTGTGTCTTTAACTGCCCCGTGCACCACCTCACCCGGATACCCGGCCAGCCATTCCCGCATAAAGGCACCCCGTCCCGGATGCGCCGTTCCACTGCGGATTTCTTCTGCTTCGGCTCATCAAACATCAGCCACTCAAAACCGCGCGGGTGGCGCAGGACATGGATATGCAGCCCCCGCTCCCGGAACAGGTACGCATCCACTTTCTCAATATGCCGGTACATCTCCGGGAACTCCATGCCCGTATCCGCCCAGAACACACCGTCAACCGGCATCCCTTTCTCTATCATCATGAGGAGCATTGCCGTACTGTCCTTCCCGCCGGATAAGGACACTGCATGGTAATCCCCTTTCCCGGTCTTCTTCACCGTTTCACCTCCCCCTGAAACAGAAAAAGAGCCGATTGCTCAGCCCTTATCCCCATCTTCCTAATCTCGGCAGGACTCCCTGCCTCCTTCTCCTTGTAACGTCTGAACTCTCTGCACTGTCCATCTGCTTCACAGCTTCAAGACATCCAATGTGCCAGCCGCCCGTATCTTCCGAAACACCTCTAATGCAGAAGCAGGTTCAGCCTCTTTTCCAGCTGTTCCACCGGAGTCCCCGGCTTCTTCGGCGGGATGAGCCTGCTCAGCATGGAATTCATGACCGCCTGCCTGGAAAACATCACCGGCGCATCCATTTCATCCGAAAACGGCACGCCGCCCGCATCCTCCGCATTCTGTCCAGAGAACATGACCTCGTCCGCGAATCCAAGCTCCACTGCCTTCTTCGCATTAAACCAGCTCTCCGCATCCATCAGCCTTGAAATCTTATCCCTGGCAAGCCCGGTCTTAATCTCATAGGCGTTCATGATGGACTCCTTCACCTCATCCAGCATCTTGACCGCTTTCTTCATCTCCTCGGAATCCCCAATCGCGATCGTGGCCGGGTTGTGGATCATCATCATCGCCACCGGCGACATCCGCACCTTCGTCCCCGCCATCGCAATCACAGATGCGGCACTCGCCGCCAGGCCGTCAATCACCACCGTCACGTCATAGGGATAATCCATCAGCATGTTGTAAATCTGCGCCGCCGCGAACACATCACCGCCCGGAGAATTGATCCAGACATTGACCGGCCCTTTCCCGGCATTCAGCTCATCCCGGAAAATCCCCGGCGTGACTTCATCCCCGAACCACGTCTCATCTGAAATCTCCCCATTCAAAAAGAGCGTCCGCATCTCTGCCCCGCTCTCATCCTGGTTTTTTATCCAGTTCCAGAACTTCCTCTTCATCATCCACCTCCATAATCCGCTGCACTATCGCAGCACTGCCCCGGCCGTCTTTGGCCCCTCAAATCCGCAGAGCCTTTATTCCTTTCCGCAGCTCCTACAGAACCAGCTCCCGGATTCCTCTGTCTTCCTTCCCTGACGGCTGAACCGCCGCCAGCTTCCGTGCCTCCTGCAGGAATGCCCATGCCATAGCCCAGCCCGGCATCCTCCAGCTTCATCATGTTCCCGTTCACCAGATACAGGTCACCTCCAAGCTCCTCCGGGATGCGGTCAAGGTTCTCCAGCTCCCGGATGTCATTTGCCGACATCCACCCGTTCTGCCGTCCTACGGCATACCCGTTCATGCGGCTCTGGTAATCGCCCCTGAGCAGTCCATCCACATTGAACTTCATGAAATACTCCTTTTTCTCCTCCGCAGTAAGCAGAGACCGCGACATGGACTGCTCCCACCGGGACACCCACGGGTCAAGCGTATATTTCACGAACTCAAGGCTCTGCTGCTCAATGTTTGAAAAAGAAGACTTATCCAGGTCGCCCACCATATGCGGCGGCACACGGAAAATCCTCGCAATCTCATTGATCTGGAACTTCCTTGTCTCCAGGAACTGTGCCTGCTCCGGTGAAATGGAGATAGGCGTATATTTCATGCCCTCCTCCAAAACTGCCACCTTATTGGCATTATGGCTGCCCCCAAAGGTAGACTGCCAGCTCTCCCTCACCCGCGCCGGGTCCTTGATGGTGCCCGGATGCTCCAGCACGCCGCTGGGCTGTGCGCCGTTGGCAAAGAACTTCGCCCCATATTCCTCACAGGCAATCGCCATCCCGATGGCATTCTTCGCCATGGCAATCGGCGAATACCCCACCAACCCGTCAAACCCCAGACCGGGGATATGCAGGACCTCCGAAGGCGGCAGCACCACCGTGCTGCCCTTCACCGTGGGCGCATCATCCACACCTAACGTATACTCATAATAAAGCTGCCCGCTGCCGTCCCGCTCCACACTCATCCTGTCCGGCATCAACGGGTACAGCGCAATGACTTCCCCCCTGCCGTTGCGGATGATCTGCGCATAGGCATTCCCCCAAAGGAGCAGGTGTGTCATCAACGTCTCCCGGAACACAAAAGAAGTCATCTCCGGATTGGGCTCATCATGGAGCAGAAAATACAGCGGATGCCCCGCCGCCTTCTCCTTCCCACCGTCCTCCGTATAACGGTAAAAATGCAGCGGCAATCCTGCCACCGCCTCCGAAAGAATCCGGACGCAGGAGTACACCGCCGTCATCTGCATGGAAGAACGCTCATTCACCCGTTTCCCGCTCGTGCTGTTCCCCAGGAAGAAACTGTAAGCGCTTCCTGATGTCCTGTCCTGAGGTTCGCCCCTCGCCCGAAACAGCCC